TCTCTATTTGCCAGCCGGAGCATTTTGCAATTGTTGATAAAATAGGGCAGCGCTTTTTCTGCGATAACATCGTTTGTTAAAATTGTATCATTAGCCATTTGGGCACTCGCTTATTTTTATGCGAGAACCACAACTACTTTGTTATCTAAAGTCCTTGCTGACGCCTGAATGCGGCTTTACGTTTTTCTTCTAGAGTTAAACGCACATCGCCACTTGCTTGACCCGTTACCTTGCTCGGCGGGGCCGGAGCGCGCGGGGTCTTGGTCGGTGGCATTGTTAGCTTCATTTCAAGGCGCCCCATTTCAGCCGCAGCCTCAAGAGGGGGCATGTTCAAAATAGTCAGCGCTTCTTTCGGATTATTTCCGAAATAATATTGCAAATCCGCACTTTTCGGAGAAGAGCATAAAACTGTCGACAAATATAAAAAGTTTGGGTGCTGAGTAAAGTTTGGCTGCATTAACACGCTTGAAACTTCATCTAAGTCTTTATATTTTTCCCGCGCCTCTTCTAATCTTGCCGCATGCTTAGCATCTAAATCACTGAGATAGTTTTGTAGACTTTGTTCTTGCTGCACTTGCTGCTGATGCTGAAAATAATGCTGTTGCTTTTTTTCTTTATATTCAAATAAAGCTTCGGCGTAATCTGCGGCATCACTAAAATCATGCTTGTCTGGTGGCTGCAATCCAGTTGCCTTAGATTGCGCTACCGGTTGTGTTTGCTGCATTTGTTGCTGCAACTGCATCAACTGATTTTTTAGTGCTACATTTTCCTCATTTTTTGATTTAGCGATAAACGTTGCTCTATCCAGACGTTTTTGCACGCTAGGAGGTAGTGTTGCTTTCTCTGCCTCCGGCTGACTCTCTGTTGCCTCGTGAGCTGCTACCAAATCGGTTGCATCTTCTTTAGTTTCGGTAATCGTCGGTTCTTGCGTGTTAAGTTGTGGAATTTCCTCCGCCTGCGCGTCGGTCACTCCCTCTGTTTTTTCGTCTGTCATCTCACTTCTCCTATGCGGTATTTGCCTGCATATTCAGCACCTATGTTTTTGACGTAACATATTCACGTTTTAGTAGCTTATAGATAATAAAAAGTGAGTTATCAATAAAACTATTCACTATTTTGTGTTTGCTCATTTGTTTTTGCTTGATGCAACATTGAAGATATGTGTTTTACTAAATCTGTTTTATGACCCATATGTGCGCGCGTTAATTCTGTTTTCGAACGTAATAAATCAGCTTGTAATTTTTGATTCATCGCCATTACGTCAGTTAAATTTTTAGCGTGGTCATTTATTGAATCTTGCACCATCTGCTGCGATTGCAGCGTTAATTTTTCCCTATCAATTTCTTGTTGTGCTTGATGAACTTGAAAATCCATTTTAGATTGCTGCTGTTTTTGTTGCACCGCTGCCATTTGCGGATTAGGAGGGCCAGCAGGGGCTGGCGGAATTTGTTTTCCTGTTTCTTTGCTGATGATTTGCGGAATAGGAATTCCTAACATCATTTCTTGTACGCGCTCAACAATATCCGGCATATTTTCAACGTCGAGATTTTCTACATATTTGTCCATTAAGCCCGCGGCTAACTGCGGAGCAAGTGCCATGACTTCCTGTAATTGCTCCATAGCTGCTTCACGCTGCAATGCAAAACTGCCGCCCGTTTCAATCGTGACGTCAAAACCTGTGACGCTCATATCATTTTTATATTCACCATTTAAACTTGGCTCGTTCAGCATCACGGAGCGCTCCCCGCCATTTTTGCCGCGCACCATCATTGGTCGCGTCGCATCAAATACCGCGGGGAAAAGAGACACGCAAATACGGCCCGTTTGTTCGACGGCGCGCTCTAAATTATTAAAAGGGACAAACGCGGAGAGATTGCCCGCATTCTGACGCGCTTTAACAGCTTTACCGCTGTCTGCGTTGGTTTCTTGTCCGCGATTATCATCATAGCGTCCCATAATTTGCTGAACATTCATAACGCCTTGCTGAAACTGTGTTTCGAAAGATGCTGATATGCTCGGCGGCGGCACGAATTGCGGCAGATTGCCTTTTTCATCGTAATTAGCTAACAAAATTGCCTTGCTGCGCTGCGGATTTCTCCAAAGCTCTCCTATTTTCCCTTCAATATTTTTCTGCGTGCCCACCCAATTTCCATGATTTAGATTAAGCATAGCTTCTGCTGCTTCTGAGCGAATATAATTTAAATAACGTTGCTCATCTTGCGCAAATTTGTGAATTGAATTTGTAGTTTGTTGGCCATCTAACACAAACGATTGACAATCTAAAAAAACCACCGGCAAATAATCGCTAGGCCATTCGCGCACTTCTAATATTTCATCAGCAATCATTTTGTAGTGTCGAATTTTATAACATACTGAGCTGCGCTGACGCTCAATTTCCACTTTTTCTAAATGAGACGCAGGGACTTGTGCGCCAAATTTTTGTGATTTACGCAGCATCGAAACCAATTTGTCCTGCTGAATTAATAATTCTTTCGCCTCTTCAGCTGTCATTGATTCGCCGTTACTTAATTGCACGACTTCTTCATTATATTCTTCTTTGACCCAAAAATGCGCAATACTAATCTTTTTTCCTTGTCGCCAAATTCGCGCGTATTCGTCGTTATAGCCACTCGTAACCATAAATGACAAATCGCTCTTTGCATTCGGAAATAACATATGAAATTGTTCAGGTGTATGTGCTGTAAAAAATCCACTAAACATTCCGTCTGATTTATCAGACTCCAGAGCATCAGGGTCCCAAAAACAGGTGCGGGGATCGGGTATTTCCCGTAGCTTAATTGCTAAATCGAATGTTTTTGGATTTTCATAATCAAGCTCAACTAGCCAAGCCCCGTAGCCTCCGCCGAGCGCATACATAAAAGCAGTTTGAAAAATAACTGGGGCCTTGTTAAGCCAAAATATTTGTCGTAACAAATCATCACGTAAATCGACAGCTTCTTGCGACACATTCGGCTTTGTTGCGCGCACTCGGGGTGCAGGTGAGTTAAGCCGCTGCTCGCCAAGCAGCTGCATTACAATAGCATAGAGAAAATTAAACATGAGCACAGGTTTTTGACTTAAGTTTCTCAAATATCTGTCGTTCGAATTCCATTGATCTACAAACAAAAACATCAAATCCATCCTGAACTTTTCATTGTTCACAGAAAAATAATCAAACCAGGCGCCGATATGATTTTGCGCATAAGCAAGTATTGCCTGTTCCGCTTTATCCGAGTCTTTCGTATTTAAATCTTCTGCAATATAAATTTCGTCAGTGCCATAATCGTCCTGCACATATTTATCAGGATTAAATTTAGTGCGTTTATCGGTAATTTTCATTTTTATTGTGCCCAGAATGAGGTTGCCTGAGGAAGGAAAACTTTATAATCAACGGGGTTGATTGATGGAAAAAATGCGTTTAATTTTTCATCTTGAACACGTGACAAAGCATCTAAACAATCATCGTGCGAAGCGACGGGGTACGCGTCATATTCATCTATTAAAAAAGTTTGAATAACGTCCTCTATTTTGCCGCTGCTTTGTTGTTTCATTAATTGATTCGGCAATAATATTCTACCGTTTTCAAAAATAGGAACTAGCTTTTCAATACGATCGGTTTTAGATAGACCGTCAAACAATTCAATCAAATTAAAATGATATTTTTCTCGCTCCATTCTGTCGCGCAAATAAGAAGTGTCTGTTTGCATGCCATATCGCTCATAACCAACCGCGATAGGTTTGTATTTGTAGTGTAATTTAAACAACATATCGCCGCGTTCTGTTAACGATAGGCGGTCTCGCACTATATCAATCACATAATAATTTTGGTCTACAGACAATCCCACAACTATCATTGATGTGAAATCTGATTTCTTTTTTTTGTCATTAGCAGGATCAACAATGATATAAATATTTAATCCGCTTTCATCTTTTAAATTATGAAATAAAAGCCAATCGCGACGAAAACCCTTCATAGAATCTTTGACAGGATTCAGCAACATTTGCGTTGAAAAAATATAAATGCCCATGTCGCGCCGCTTTTGCAGAACCTTATCTTTATCAAACAAAACGGGCTCGCCGTCCGCTTCGCCATTTTTTGTAACCGCATGCTTTCGAACTTGACAAATATTGTTATCAATGATGCTTTTATATAAATCATTAAAATGATATCGAGTACCAATCATTCGCTTGCGACTAGTTTGACTGCCGAGGTTTAGCGACATCTGAAAACTTTCTAATACTTTTTCTTGCATTAATGGAGAGCGCACAGATTCTTGTGTAACAACGTCATCATAAATTAAAACGTCAAAGTGTTTCGATGTGGGTTGCGAATCAACGAGCCCCCACGCTTCAACTGTGGATTCTTTCTGATTAGATTTACGCTTAAAAATTAGGCCGTCATCTTCAGACCACTTCGGAGATTCGCGATGACAATTTGCCCAGAAGACATCAGGATAAAGTTCACGCAATAATGTATTTGCCTCGGCCTCACGTTTAATCTGGCTAAGGAATGCTTTTGCGATGGGACGTGTATGTGAAAAGATGCCAAAACTTGGATATTTCCCAAGCCACTTTGGATTTGGATCATCCCCATGAGAGTCAACAATATCTTGAATAGTTTTAGCA